CACCCCCAGAAACCTAAAGGAAAACATCATGCCTACACTTACCGGAACTGCTCACTGGGCCAAGGTTCACGAAGCTGCCAACAGCCCGAAGTACCCCGACAACTACCAGTTCTCCATTGATATTGGTCCGTTGTCTGTTGACGACATTGCCGAACTGACCGCCCAAGGTCTGGCCGACAAGATTATCCACGATAACGCCAAGAAGGATTACACCCCGTGCATTACCTTCAGGCACCCGCCGGTTGTCTGGGAGAACAATCCCGACGATCCCGACGGTGATCGTATCGAGGTTCCCTTCGAGCCTCGTGTCGTTGACGCCGAGATGAACGCCATTCCGAAGAGTACCCTCATCGGTAACGGCTCCACGGTAAACGTGGTGTACTTCGCCTCACACTCCAAGAAGTACGGCACGACCTCGGCCCGTTTCAATGCGGTTCAGGTTGTTGATCTTGTGCAGTATGCAGGGTCAGCACCGGACCCGATGGCTGAACTTGCAGCACTCGGGAACGAGGCATCGTTCTCCGCCTAGTAGTCCGGGTCCGGGGGTGCCCGTCATCCACCCCCAACTAATTTCAGGTGGTTTCGATTTCTCCAACCATCTGACGGGAGCGTTGCTCACCTCCAACGTTAGCGCAGGTCCGGGGGTACCTGTCCCACAAACCCCCAACTAATTGAGGCACCGCATGAAACGTATCGAAGACATTCCACAAGACCTACAGATGATGTTCGATCTGGGGATTACCAATCCTAATCCCGAGAACGTCGAGACCATGCTGTCGGATATGCGCGAAGCTGTTCTTCGATCCATCTCCGAACCAGCAAGGAAGCCTAAGACACTTCGCATGTCGAACATGGGACGGCCTGACCGTCAGCTGTGGTACGACATTAACCGACCGTCACCCAATTCTGGAATGCCGTACAGCCTACGCATCAAGTTCCTGATGGGCCACCTGATGGAAGCCCTCATCCTGTTCCTGATCAAGGAGGCTGGGCATACAGTCGAGGACGAGCAGCGCGAGATCGAGATCGGTGGCATCAAGGGACATATGGATGCCCGTATCGACGGGGTCGTCACCGACGTGAAGACAGCGTCCCGGTACGGCATGAAGAAGTTCGACGATGCCCTGACCCTTGCCATGGACGATCCCTTCGGGTACATCGGGCAGATCAGCGGCTACGCACAGGCGTGTGGTGATGATCGTGCTGCCTTCCTTGCCATCAACAAGGAGTCCGGTGAGATTCAAATCTGCACCGTCTCTGGCAACCACATGATCAATGCAGAGGAGCGGGTCTCCCATGTCAAGTCTGTCCTATCTGCTGATACGCCACCTGCTCGATGTCACGATCCGATTCCAGACGGGAAGTCGGGCAACCTCGGGTTGGCGAAGGGTTGCACGTTCTGCGACCACAAATTTGAATGCTGGGCCGATGCAAACGGCGGCGCAGGACTCCGAGGATTTCGATACGCCAACGGAGTGAAGTACCTAACCCATGTAGCAAAGACACCGAATGTCGAAGAAGTCGTCCGGTAGAGGACACTGGAAAAACCCATCACGAATACGACTCGACCCGGATAACTCCTTCGGCTTTGTCTATCTCATTGTCAACCTGCTGACAGGTCAAAGATACATCGGCAAGAAGCAGTATCACCAGTATCGAAAGGGTGTACGGACACGACCATCAGACTGGCGAATCTACACATCCTCATCACGTACCCTCAATGATGATATCAAACGACAAGGCAAGTGCAACTTTCACTTCGAGATACTTGCCGAGTTCAATACAAGAGGCGGACTTGTCTACGGCGAGACGCATCTTCAGCATGTCTGCAATGTCCTGACGGAACAACTAGAAGACGACGAACGACTATTCTACAATCGGTTCATCGACAAAATCAGGTTCATCCCGAAGGAGTTCATGACGGCCAAGCAGAAAGAGAAAGTCATGTCCCGTGTCCTCGAAGATTTCCGTTGACCTCGAAGAGAAGTTAGAGGTATTGTCAGACACACCTGCCGGTGATCCACACCGGCTCCTATTCATGGCGGTCATCTTTCAGGCCATGCTCGATGCAACAAAGCCAGAGGCAGAGAATGAGTCAGCAGAAGCAGTACTTGAACGAGGCAGGGCACAGGCGTGGCTCTTTGCAACAACGGGAGTTACAGCAACAGACTTCATCACCGTCTGCGATCTGGCCGGGATCGACTACAGTCATGTCCGGTCCTTTGCCCATCAGGTCATCAACACAGGCGAAGTCAGCTTCATCAGGAAAAAAATCAATGCCATCCTCAACCACAGTTAAATCAGACGGTTGGTCCACCAGCTACTACGAACTGCCGCACGGCGCAGCTGAACTACAGGACCTGATCGAGTATCGGGAGATGAACTTCAGCGTCGGTAACATCTTCAAGGCCTGTTATCGTCTGGGCCGAAAAGACGGGGCGACAACGCTCTACGACCTGAACAAAATTAAGTGGTACGTCGAACGTGAGATCATCAGGCTCGAACGTGAGCAACGGCAGCAGCAGTTCGAGTATAAGGAAGAGTATCTATGAAGCAGGTCAACGGCCTCTGGCTCCCGGATTCAGACACACACTTTGCCGGTCCTGATTATGAGATCGGGACACGGCGGGTAGCCCTTGGCCTGACCAAGAACCGGCGTGTTGCTCTCGATGTCGGTGCCCATGTCGGCATCTGGACACGACACCTTGCCGAGGAGTTCGACACGGTCTGGGCCATGGAGCCAAACCCTGAGAACTTTGATTGTCTTACCCGTAACACCGACGATCTCGACAACGTGGTACTCCGCAACGAGGGTGCGTCGTGGACAGACGATATGATGACACTGGTCCCTAATCGTCAGGGTAACTCTGGCATGTGGTCACTAGCCGCACCGGGGCAGAAGGTTGACGGGACGGCCTACTTCGTCAAGGTCGTCACCATTGACAGCCTTGCCTTACCTGATCTAAACTTCATCAAGATTGACGCCGAGGGACATGAACCTGCCGTGCTGCGTGGGGCGGCAGATACCATTGAACGATGCCGTCCTGTACTCTGCCTTGAGGTGAAGGGCAACGGCGTATCGTACGGGGCCGTGGCTGATGCTATCAACATGGCCCTGTCATCTTTTAACTTTGACTATCATCCGCACCGCATCGGTTCGGAGATCATCTACACACCGGCATAACATGGCAAAGAAAGTAGAAACACGAGTCGTCCGTACCAAGACAAAGCGTCGGACATTTCCCGTAGGACGCCGCCACTCCAAGAATATTGGTCGTAGATCAACGATCTTCCGTAAACGCGGCAACCAGTAACCACCGGAGAATTACATGCAAGTTACCCTCATAAACTCAATGGGGACAGACCAGACTGTTGTCGATGCTGCGCGTGTGTCGTTTGCCAAGAAGGCAGACAATTACACCGAGGCCCAGAACGAGAAGCTGATCCAGTATCTGGCCCGACACAATCACTGGACACCGTTCGGTCACGCACAGGCAACCTTCCACATCGAGGCACCTATCTTTGTTGCCAGACAGCTTGTCAAGCATCAGGTCGGACTGGTCTGGAACGAGGTGTCACGTCGGTACGTGGACGACAAGCCTCGCTTCTTCAGTCCGTCCTCGTGGCGTCCACGATCTCAGGACAAGAAGCAGGGATCGGACAAGCACGACATAATTCCTGATATGCGTCAGGCGTGGAAGATATATGAGTCCGCGATCCACGATATTAGCAAGACGTATGGCACCCTGCTTGAGATGGGTGTCGCCCCGGAACAGGCCCGGATGGTACTGCCCCAGTCGATGATGACTGAGTGGTACTGGACCGGAAGTCTGGCAGCGTGGTCTCGTGTCTGTCGCCTTCGTGTCTCCGACGACGCACAGGCCGAGACAGAGCGGATTGCGCTGGACATCAGCCGTGAAATGAAACACTTATTCCCCGTATCATGGGCAGCACTGGAGGAAAATAATGGCTGAACCACAGGACTATCTCAAAAGCAAATTGGCGAGTCAGCGACTCGTACATAAAATCAAAAATTACTATGCCGACCGTGGCTCTCCCAACGTCCGTGTCTGGGTCGAGGAGGAAACGGTGGGCCGTCAGAAAATCTATCAAGTCAGGTCTAACCTGCGCTTCACCGTGCCGGAGATAAATTAATGTTGTCCAACCACCTACCAACGCAGTACCAGCAGTTCATTGCACTGTCCCGCTATGCCCGATGGCTTCCCGATGAGGGCCGTAGAGAGACATGGTCTGAGACGGTGGATCGTTACGTGGACAACGTCGTTGCCCGGCGCATCGACGACGAGGCAGTCGTGGAGGAACTGCGCGAGGCTATCCTGTCACTGTCCATCATGCCGTCCATGCGTATGATGATGACTGCCGGACCTGCCCTCGACCGTGACAACACTGCCGGATACAACTGCTCGTACCTTGCAGTGGACGACATGAAGGCGTTCGATGAGGCCATGATGATCCTGCTGTGCGGGACTGGTGTCGGCTTTTCTGTCGAGCGTCAGCACATCGCCCACCTGCCCGAGGTTCCTGATCAGCTGTTCGACTCCGAGGACACCATTGTCGTACACGACTCGAAGGAAGGCTGGGCCAAGGCGTATCGCAAGGTCATTGCCATGCTCTACTCTGGTGAGATTCCGAAGTGGG